CCTCCTGCGTGCCGCCCGACACCTCCGAGCCCAGCAACGCGAGCGGCGGCGGATTCGTCCACGTCGCCGCGTCGTCCCCGTTCCACGCCAGCACCGCGAGGTCGCCGCTCTGGATGCCGCCGGGCCAGTTGATGTTGAGGGTGCCGGTTGACGCCGTCGCCGACGACGCGCCGACGAACGTGATCGCCATCGGCTAGATCGTCGCGTCCAGGTCGCCGGTGGCGATCGTGTACGTGCCCGCGGTCGCGAACGGCTGCGGTGCCGCGAGCTCGCCGCCGCCCCGGAACGTGGTCCCATCCCAGCCGCCGACGTGCGTGATCGTCACCCCCGCCGGGATCTGGAACACCAGGTCCGCCGAGTTCGACTTCGTACCGGACGCGGCCGTACCCCACGTGACGGACTGCCGCGCATACGAGCCGCCCACGACCTCCGATGCGCCCGTCGTCCCGGGGTCGGCGGTGTGCAGGCTGATCGTCGAGACGGGGACGGTGCCGCCCGACTCGTCGATCAGGTCGAGCATCGCGTCCTTGACCGTGTTCGTGAAACCCATCAGGAAGCCGCCTCGTAGTCGATCGAGAACCCCAGCTCGTCGGACGCCCCGAACGTCATCGGCGTCGTCGGCGTCACGACCGTCCCGTTCATCGACAACCGGACGCGGTTCTGGACGTTGACGTCGATGAAGCAGCCACCGTCCTGGTAGTCGTTGCTGGAGTCGTACAGGTAGGCGCTGCCCGTCCGGCGTCCGACCGTCTGCAGCCTCGCCAGCACCGGCAGGCTGACCTCGTAGAAGCCGGAGCCGACCGCCACACCGGAGGTGCCGAACCGGATCACGACCTCGACATGCACCATCCGGCCGTACCGGTAGTAGCGGCCCTGCGCGGTCGACCCGGAGCCCAGCGTCGGGTTCGATGACGTCGCCGTCAGTGCCGGCGTGTACGTCGAGAACTCCGTCCCGCCGCCGTCCCGCCGCGGGATCTCGAACCAGCCGGACCCGTCGCTGACCTCGATGCAGTCCAGGTCCGTCCGCCAGATCCGTTCGCCGTCCAGCGGGATCGCGGGCCGGTCGCTCGCCGACGCCACCTGACGCAGCCACGACGGCGCCGTCAGCGCCGAGATGCGCGTGTCGGTGATGTTCGCATCGGTCACCGAGATCTGCCCGGCGGCCACCTGCACCAGCGCCAGCGAGATCGCCGACGGCGGCAGAGCAGGCGTCCCCGACCCGGTGTCCTCCTGCAGCTCGACGACGAACTCGTAGGTGTCCGCCGCGAGGGTGCCGTCGTACAGCTTGTCCTTGACGTACAGCATGATTCGGTGGGTGCGCGTCCCGGACGCGGGCGCCGCCGGCACGACGACGTTCTCGACCGCGTCGCTGACGCACATGTAGGTGCCCTGCAGGGACACGTCGTTGCCGGTGACAACCGCGGTGCCGCCGGACACGTCCACGCTCATGTTCGCGCCCGCCGACCGCTGCGACACCTGGAACGAGTCGTTGACCGGGCCCTCGGACGACCACGTCCCGGTCAGCATCAGCCGCATCAGGCGCCCGTCGTACTCGATCGTGCTGTCGCCCTCTGCGGCTTGCATGAACAGCGGCCGATACAGCGTCACGTGCGCCTCCTCATAGCCATGCCGGCCGGTAGGTGATGACCGCCGCCGCGCCCGGCTCGGACGGGGCGGGCGCGTACCTGACTTGGTTCAGGCCCGGTTGCAGCAGCCACCACGACGTCGCCATGAAGTCGACGTACTGCAGGCGCGTGGTCGCCGGGTTCGACAGCAGGTTCGCGCTGCGCTCACGCGTGTCGATCTCCACGTACTCGCCGGACGCCAACGACAGCCCGGACGTGAACGCGATCTCCTCGCCCGTGGTTTCGTTCACCAGCCGCGGCGCCGTGCACGGCCCGTACAGCCGCGCCGTGAAATGCGAGGGGACGGCGCCGAGGTTGGTGACCAGGTTCGCGCCCGTCTCCGTCGTGGCCGTCAGTGTCAGCGGCAAGGTCATGGGCAGGCTGAATCCGTCGCCGGACGTGTCGACGTCCGCGACGACGGTCTCCTCCGCCGCGGCATTCGCCTCCCAGATCCCGTCCGGGACCTGCCATCCGACCGTGATGCGGCGCGCGTCGATCCGCGCGAGGTCGAGCCCAAGCGGCGCATCGAACTGACTGACACGGAGCCGGAGACGGCGGGCCTGCGACCATCCGTCATCATCGACCACCAGATACGGGCGGCTGCGCGGGTGCAGGTACCGGGTGAGCTCATCCTCGAACCCGCGTGGATCCTGCGTCACGAGCACCTCGATCGAGCAGGCACGTGCGCCGAACAGGGCCGTCTCGTCGCGGGTGCCGTCGTCGTCGGTGCGGGCGGACACAACCTCCCGTACCTCCGGCATCGGCGCGCTGATGCTTTGCAGGAAGATGCCGTCGTCCTGCCGGGGGAGCAGGGTCATCTCCCGGGAGCCGTCGACGAGCTTCACCGAGGTCAGCATCAGAACGCCGCCGCTCGGACAGTGAAGCCGAGCCGGTCCGCGAGCAGGTCCACGTCCGCGCGCTCCTTCACGACGACCTCCCCGATGGTGACGAGCGGGCCGTCGGCCCCGGCCGCAGAGCCCGCGAGCGCATCGAACTGCCCGCTCGTCAGCACGGGCTCCGGCTTGCCGGTCGCGTTGTAGGCAAGCGTGAATCCGGGCTGCAGCATCCCGCCGCGGTCGAACTTCAGCCCGTACCGGGTGGAGAACAACCCATCGGAGGTGCCGCGCGCACCCGCCCCGACCACGACACCGGCCGAGCCGCGCGACTCGACGTTCAGTTTCCCGCCGAGCGTCCCCGCCATGTGGCCGACACCGCCGTGCGTGATCCCGACGGTGAAGCCGGAGCGTGCGCCACGCACGAACCCGGCCGGGCCGGTCGGCCCCGTGAACCCGTGCGTAGTGAACCGGCGCGAGTACGGGTTCTTGCCCTGGATCACGTTGGTCAGCGCCGACATGAACCCGGAGCAGTCGTAGCCGCCCGGGCCCACGCCGCCCCACACGTACGGCTTACCCGCCTGCGCGCGCGCGAACGAGACCGCCCGGGAGATGCCGGGGCCGCCGCCGAACGAGTCGACCTTCGACTTGATCCACTTGAGGATGTTGTCCTTGATCCACGCCGGGATCTGGGCGATCACGTCGCGGAGCATCCCCGCCCCAGGGACGGCGCCGCCGAGGATCTTGTCGAGGAGTCCCTTCGCGCCCTTGGCGACGTTCCCGATCGTGAAGTTCTTGACGCCGTCCACGAACCGGCCGATGATCCCGCCGAACGCGTAGTGGCCGGCGAACCGCGGTACGATCCCGCCGCGCGCGAACGCCAGGCCCTCGCCGCCCATCGCGTCCGGGCCGGTCAACCACTTTCGGACGCCGTCGACGCCGGAGCGACGGGCGACGTCGTTGGCCGTGCTGACGAACCCGCTGCCGACGGCCCGCGTGAACTCCGGCCGCATGATCGCCTCGCCCGGCGACACGGCCGCGATGAGAGAGTCGACGCCGGGGGAGTAGCCCGGCATGATGCCGCCGGACGCGAACTTCGGGATCGTGCTGAGCCGGGTATCGATCCCCGCCACCTTCGCGATCTTGTTGACGAGGTTCGCGATCCCGTTGTTGTAAAGATCAATGACGAAATTGACCGGCTTCTTCGCGATGCCCTGCAGCCGGTCCCAGATCCGCTTGATGCCGTCGACCGCCGTCTGGAACGCGTCCCGCACCGCGCGCACGGCGCTCTTGACCTTGTCGAACGCGGGCTTGATGCCGTTCCGCCACACCCACGAGATGACCGACGAGATGCCGTTCCAGACCGGCCGGATCACCTTCTCGTACAGCCACCGGAAGATCGGGCCGAGGACGTTCGAGATGAACGCCTTGATGACGTTGAAGATCCCCTTGATGATCGCCCACGCGATCTTGATCTGGACCTGGATCGCGATCCATGCGACCTTGACGACCTCGCGGAGGATCAGGAACGCGCCGCCGACGACGACCTTCAGGACCGTCGCGATGATGTTGAAGATCGGCTTGAGGATGCCCCACGCCACCCGGATCGCGGCGACGATGAAGTTCCAGGTGGGCTGGATCGCGTTCGTCCACAGCCACATCGCGGCCTGCCCAAGCCACCGGAAGATGCCCCCGATGAACGTCAGGACCGGCTGCACCTGAGCGGCGACCCAGGCGACGATCTGCACCATCCGCTGGAAGATCGGGATCACGAACCCGGCGATCGTCGTCCAGATCCGCATCACGACCTGGATCACGATCCGGATCACTGGCACCAGGTAGCCGACCAGTGTCGCCGCGAGCGTCAACAGGATTGGCACCAGCGGCAGGATTGTCACCAGCCACTCCGCCCACAGCGGCACCAGCGGCATCAGCTCCGGCAGCAGCGACGCGATCGCCAGTACGATCTCCTGCAGCGACGGCAGGCTCGCCGTGAGCGCCTGCACGAGTGCCCCGCCGATCTGCTGCGCCGTCTGCGCGAGCAGGTCGATCATCGGCGACAGGATCGGCATCAGCCCGATCAGTAGTTGCGCGATGACCGCGCCGAGCGGCGCGAGGATCGGCGTCAGCGACCGAATGATCCGCCCGAACGCGTCGACGAGCAGGTTCACGATCGGGACGAGCGCTTGGATCACCGGCGCCAGCGCCGTTGCGAGCGCACCGATCACGTGCCCGATGATCGGGACGATCGGCGCGATGGCCTGCCCGATCGAGTTGAAGATCTGGAACAGCGACTGCAGGCCCTGCTGTCCGGCCGCCGTTTTCAAGAACGCGTTGAGCTGCCCGGTGATCTGCGTGAGGACCCCGAAGATGCCGCCGCCCGCCTGCGACGCGGCCTGCCCGATGCTGGCGAAGATCCCGCCCAGGTTCTTCAGCAGCCCGCCGAGCGTCTTCAGCAAGTCGACCGCGCCGCCGATGGCCTGCTGCACGCCGCCGGACGCCGCGAACTCCTGCATCCACTGCCCGAACCGGGCCCCGGCGTCGCCGAGCCCGCCGGCCATCTGCGTGATCGAGGACGCTCCGGCCGCCGCCATGTCGCGGAACCCGCGCAGCACCGGCGTGATCGCCGGGCGGATCTTCGCCAGCGACGCCGTCACCGAGTCGAACACGGTCCGCAGCGTCGACACCGTGCGGGACTCGCGCGTGAACGCCAGCGCCTCCCGGGCCGCCGCACCGTACTGCCCGGCAACGTCCTTCACGCCCGCCTTCAGCGGCCCTGCCAGTACGCCCGCCGTCGCCCGCAGTTGCCCCTGCAGCGGGCCGAAGAACGCCGACTGCGCGGCGTCCCGGATCCCCATCAACTGGGGACGCAGCGCACGCAGCTCCCGCGCCACCGACTGTGCCGCCGGCGTCAGCCCCTTGAGGGACTCCTCGAACTTCTCGGCGTCGTCACCGAGCGCCGTCTTGAACGCGTCACCGACGCCGGACAGGGCGAGTTTCAGCGCGCCGAACGCGGCCACCGCGCCGAGCGCCACGGCGGGTATCGCCGCCGCCAGACCGGCGAGCGGGGCGAGCGCCGCGGCGAGCTGGGCAACCTGGACGGCCGCCAGTCCTGCGGACGCGCCGAGCGCACCGAGCTTCGCGCCCGCCTTGACGACCTGACCGAGGCCGCGCGCGAACGCCTGGAACCGGTCGTTGGCGAACGCCCGGTTGACGTTCTGGCTGAACCGGTTGATGGTCTCGCCCGTGCGGTCGACCTCTTGCCGGACCCGCCGGAGCGTGCGGGAAACGCGGTCCTGGCCGACGAGGTTCAACAGGACGGTGCGAGCAGCCACCGGTCACCCCCCGATCGGGTCGGTCGGCGGCTGGGGCCGCTTCATCGGCTTCGGCTTGTTGCGCTTACTGCCGCTGCGCTGCCAGTTCCCGGCCGCCAGCAGGTCGATGACGTTCGCGAGCAGGTGCTCGCCCACACCCCACCCGGCCGCGTCGCCCTCGGCCGCGCGGGCCGTCGCCGAATCGGGCGGGAGTTGCCGCACGTAGGCGAGCAGGTCCATCCACGAGAGGACGCCGGTGAACACGTCGTGCAGACGGTGCCCGTGGTAGCGGTGCAGGTCAGCGTGGATCGCCTCCCCGTGGACCTCGATCAGGTCCAGGAGGCCCGCTATTCCCCCGCGTCGAACCCGGAGTGCTCGGACCAGGCGTCGAACAGGTCGTTGATGTCGTCGATGGACAGTTCGTCCGACACCTCGTCGAACTCGTCCCACTGGTCACCGAGTCCGGCCTTCAGCGCCGTCTCGATCGCCTCGGCGTCACCCTTGCCGATCTTCTTCAGCAGCTTCCAGTGGAGCTTGCCGAGCGGCGGCATCACGAACTCGTGCACCTGCACGCCGTCGTCACCCTTGGCCTCGACCTCGAACTCGAACGCCAGCCCCTTGGCCTCCGCCTCGACGGCGGACAGCTTGAACGGCCCGTTCTGCTTCTTGATCTTGCGTGCGCCGCTCATCGGCCCTCGATCTCTCGTTGGATGTCGTTGATGATCCGAGTGCCCGCCCGTGACACCTCGTCCTGCAGAGGGCGGACGGCCCGGTAGAAGAACGGCTTCGGCGGCTGCTGCACGAACACGTCCTCGTCACCGAAGACGGGATGCCGCCACCTGTGAAAGGGCCTGATGCCCTCCATGTAGGCGGGCAGATTCTTCTGCCCCTCCGGCATTCGCCGCGGATTGATCCACACCGTCACGCCAGGTCGCGTCCCCGACGCCCGCACCCGGATCTGCGTTGCGCGCGCAACTCGGGCCCGCAGCGACGGGCGGCCCGCGCGCGCCGACTGCCCCTTGGATGGCAGTGCCAGCACCGCACGCTGCACCGCCGGGACCATCGGCTTCGCCGACTCCTTCAGCTCCCGGCGAAGCCGCTTGCGGATCTCCTTGCCGTCCTCCAGCTCACGCAGCCGCGCCAGCAGGCGCCGGATGTCCTGCCCTTGCTGGACCCGGACCTCCAGTTCCGCCATCAGGCCGGGATCGCGACGTCCTCGGACGGCTCCGAGGTGATGTTGTAGTTGATCGTCAGCGTCGCCGCGTCGTCGTCGACCGTGCGGTTCTTGCCGACAGACCCGACCCGCACCGGGAACACGTCCATGGTCCGGCCTGCGGTGTCGCCGCCGTCCATCCACACGACGAACCCGTTCGTGCCGCGCGGCATCAGGTCGCGGGCATCGGTGCCGCCCAGGTCGGCGTACATCGTGATGGACGAGTCGTCCGCGCTCGTCGACCCCGGGATCGACGCGGTGAACACGCGGCCGAGGTCGGGCGTTTCCACCGACTCGGACGCGACGAGCCAGCCCTCAATCTCCTGGATCTCGTTCGACAGGTCCGTGCCCGCGTCCAGTTCGGCGCGCGACGGCGCGTTGATGTCGGCGATGGTCGCGACCCACAGCGCCTTGGTGACGCCCTTGTTGATGTACCGCGTGGACGCGTTGATGCTCGGGGCGGTCATGCGCCTTCTCCCTTCGATGCGCGCCTTCGCGGCGACGTCTTTTTCGGCTGTTCTTCGGTGACCGGCTCGGCCATCAGGGCGGCCGCCGCGACTTCGGGCTCGCCCGTGGGCTCGGTGGCGGGTTCGGCGTCGGCGCCGACGGATGGGACGACCTCCCACCCGGCGACGGCGTGGTGACCGACTGCGGACGCCGGCACGTCGACCTCGCGGCCGATGCCGGGGTGCCGCATCTGAACCGTCTCGGCGTCGCCGTCGCCGACGACCGCGATCGTGGCGACTTCGGAGGCGATCTCGTCACCGGCGGCGACGCGGCGCCCCTCTTCGTCCCGCAGGTACGTCGTAACCTTCACGGCCTGTGGGGTGATCTCGATGTGGGCGGTGTCTCGGGGGTTGCCGCCGAGAGTCCGCACGAACGCGAACAGCTCGGACCGGCTGATCGATGCGCGCATCAGGCCGACGCTCCGATCACCGCGATGTCGTACGTCACGCTCGTCCCGGCGCCGGAGTTCGCGACCTGCAGCACGTCCGTCGACCCGGCCGCCACCGGGTACGCCGTCGCGTCGCTTGCCGCCACCAGCAGCAGCGCACCCGGCCTCAGCGTCACCGTCCCCGTCGCGCCCAGCAGCGCCGCCCACGCCGTCGCGGCCGCCGCACCGATGACGACGTCGTTGGTGTTGCCGCTCGCCGCGGCCACGTACAGCACCTTCACCCGGGCGAGGTCGACGGTCGCGCCGAACACATCCGTCAGCGACCCCGACAGGTCGAGGTCTTCCGATCCGGACGCGGCGATCGTCCGTCGGTCCGTCCACATCGTGTCCGCCTGCCCCGCACCCGTTCCCGAGGCGAGGTCGATCTGCCGGGCGAAGTTCGGCCGCGACGACGGCGCCCCGAAGTCCGCCGAGCCGGTGAGCGTCGCCATCAGCTCCAGAGAGACACGGCTGGTCAAAGCCATGATGTTTGCCTTCCGTGAAAGATTCAGCCGGAGGTGCGGACGACCAGGTGCAGCACCGCGCCCGCCATCCGCATGTCGCCCGACACGCGAGGCCCGTAGTCCTCCATGCGGTCCAGATACGCCCGCGTCCCGTCCAGCAGCCCCAACCCGGGGCTGTCCGCGATCGCCTGCCGGATCGACTTCGGGCCCGAGCGGGTCAGGTAGGAGTCCAGGGCCTGCGACGCGAGCTGGTAGTCGCCCATCGGCACCAGCAGCAGCAGCGGCACATCCCAGGTGTCCAGGCCCCGACGCGAGTCGCCCTCGGCGAACGTCACCGTCGGCTCCTGGATGATCACGGCGGGCAGGGCGGATGGCGGGGACTCCGCCGGATGCTCTACCACCGTCACGCCCTCGACTCCGCTGAGCACGACCACGAGCCGGTCCCGGATCTCGCCGAAGGTGGCCATCAGCCCGCCATCGGCTTCTGGAACGGCGTCAGCAGATCGATCACGTCCGGGTCCTTCCGTGTGATGCGTACCGGCCCGAACTCACCGAAGTCCGCCACCCCGTACACGGCCTCCTTGCGCTTGAAAAGCGCCACTGCGCGCAGCAGTGTGGCTTCCTCCACCTGCGAGGGGACCGCAGACCAGCCCCATCGGGCCGTCACCTGCACGGTGCGGCGACGCTCGCACGGGAACGACAGGCCGCCGACCGCGACCAGTTCCCACCACGCGTGCGCGCCCCCGTCGGCGTCCGCGTTGCCGGGCTCCAGCTCGAAGTCGGTGTCCAGCGTCCAGGCCGTGCCGAACGAGCCGTCGGTGCCGGTGGCGACGAGCAGGCCCGTGGTGGTCGAGATGTCGTCCACGCCGAGCCGGTCACCGCAGTCGGGCCGATAGCGGCGGACCACCGGTTCGGCGTCCTGCCAGAACCGGCGGCCCGTCCACTCGTCCACCGCCCTGCTCGCGGCGTTCACGGCCTTCTCCAGCAGTGCCAGCGGCAGAGACTCGCCGCCATCAGAGAGTTCATCGCGGATCTGCTGAACCGTGCAGTAGCCGTTCGTCACGGCCATCGGGTCACGTCCTGGTGCGGCGGGAACCGAGCAGCACGAACCCGGCCGAGTACAGGCCGCCGGTGGCCGGGGACCCCGACACCGTCGACACGGCCCGCAGGTAGCGGGCCGGACCGTTGTAGCCGACGCTGTGCGACTGCTCGTCGTTCGCCGACGTCACACTGATCGCCGACCCCTGCAGGTCGGCGGCCGGAGCGTCCGACCAGTCGCTGTTGTTGTCGGACACCTGGACCTTGAACGCGTGCGTCCCGTCGGTGACCGTCCCGGCCTGTACCACCAGCATCGCGCTGCGGTACGCCTGAAGGCCCTGCATCCGGTCCACGCTCGTCCCGTTCGCCGAAGCGGTGCGGGCCGCGGCCGGCGCCAGCGAGGAGACGTACGTGCTGTTGCCGTAGGCACTGCGCCTCATGACTCGTCCTCAGCCTTCTCGTCCTCGGCCTTCTCGTCTTGGGGCTTGGGCGCGGCCGGCTTGGGCTCGGTCTTGCGCGCGGCGCCGCGGCGGCCGGGTCGGGGCACGGCGCGCTTCTCGCCGGGCGCGGCCGTGGCCTGCTCGACACGCTCGTTCCGCCGGGCCACATGCGTGTCGGCGTCCTCGAACAGGTGCCCGCGGCCCTTCAGTAGCGGATGACCGTCCTCGACGAGGTAGCCGACGGGGATGACCTGCGGGACGCCGTTCACCACCACGGCGAACGACGCCGTGGCACGCTTGATCGCCATCGCGATCTCCTTTCAGCGAAGCGGGCGACGGCCCGGGGGCCGACCGCCGCCCGCAGTCCGGCGTCGTCAGGCGGTCGTCGCGACGTTCAGCAGCCGCATGCCCGCGTCGTTCACCGAGTCGGCGCCGACGCGGTACCAGGCGTACCAGCCGCGCTGCCCGGTGGGCCGCCGGTTGGTGCCCACCAGGTGCGGCAGGAACTCCACCGTCATGCCGATGCGGTCCGCGATGACGTAGTTCGACAGGTCACCGAACACCATCAGGTAGTTGTCGGCGGTGGCGGTGTCGTCGAACGTGCCGTCCATGTCCTCGGCCTCCAGGGCCGGGTACCCGAGCAGCTCGTTGGGCTGGCTGTTGCCGATCCGCTCCCACATCTGGGCGCCGCCCTGCGTGTCGAACTGGCGGACCAGGTTGTAGATGCGCTTGTTGGCGACCCACGACGCCATCGACCGGTACTTGGCCGGGAGCGACTCCTCCATCTTGTAGATGTCGGCCGCCGCGAACGTCTCCGCCGTCGTCGGCTCGACCTCGCTGGAGGTCCCCGCCAGGGCGGTGACGAGCCCCGTCGGCTGACCGGACCCGGACCCGGTCGCGAACGCCGCCGCCTCCAGGGTGTCCTTCCCGGCGGCGAGCAGCCTGCCGACCTCGGCGGTCACGTTCGCCTCGTCCTGCAGCGCCTCGATCGAGATCGGCACGAACCCGTCGGCCTTGTGCACCGGGACGGTCGGCTGCCCGAACGTCGGCGAGTTGTCGCCGGCCTCACTGCCCTCGGCGGCCCACCGCCACGACACCTCGCCCGCGGAAACACCGTGCCAGATGTCCCCGGTCGCGACCACGGTGCGGGCCGCGCGCCGAATGTCGGACTTCGAGCCGTCGCTGGTCAGGATGATGGTCGGGTCGAGCTGGAACGGCACCAGGTAGCCGCCCGCGGTGTCGGTGAGCGACATGGCCCGCTCGAGGGCGCGCTGCTCCTCCGGCACGATCATGTGGGACAGGCCGCGGGCCATCTTGCTCCACGCGCGCAGGTACTCCGGCGAGCTGGTCGCCAGGCACATGCGGGCGATGGTGCCGTGCTCGTCGTCCCACCGCTCCAGGATGTCGGTGGCGACCGACCGGATGCCGTCGTTGGCGCCCCGCATCTTCTCGACCGCGCACAGCGCCCGGGAGCGCAGCTCCCCGGCGACCTCCTCGCGGGACCGCGACCAGGTGTTCACCCCGGAC